CATCATAGAACCAGTAAATTGATTACCGAAAGAATTATCAAGTGCACCACCAATATAAGCAGTTTCATCTCCTGTAAATGAACCATTCCAAGATGAACTAACTGCACCATTTATAGTTATAGTTTCATCAGATTCTAAATAAATCTTACTCCTACCCTCATCATACTTCTTAACCATTAATCTATATTTTATTCTCTGTGAAGTAGTATCGGCTGCTAATTGTGCTCCACTTGAAGATACACGAGTTAATGCTACAGAATAAAATTCACCATCGTGAATTGGAAATGCAGAAGATGAAAGTTCTGCATAACCTTTACTTGAATCTGAACCGTGTGCAAGTCTGAATGATACATGACCATAATTATCAGTAGATGATTCTGTATCTTCTTTTATACCTATAGCAAATCCACCAGGATTTGCTCCTGCTTGAAATAATGTTTGAAATGAACCACTTGATGCTTGAGAACGAAATCTAAATTCTATAGTATCGGGTTTTCTACTACTATTTGTATCGTTTGCCCAAGTTGTCAATACATATTGTTCACCTTTAAAATCTAATGCTTTAGTAAAATTTCTATCTACAAAATATGATGGTTGTGCATCTGGTTTAGGATCGGGTCCTCCATATTCTTTAACTCTTAAAATAGTCGATGGAATACCATAACAAGTTATCAAACCTTTAAAAGACCTTAAAGTTCCTTTTGTCTTTAAAAAGAATGGCATATTGTTTACAATTCTTTTCCATATCTCTCTTGATATATCTCTTTCTGGTGTCGAAGAATATTCTGTAAAAGTATTTGCATTATCTCCTGAACCTGTAGCCTCATAACCAACAAGATATCTTGGTAAATCTACTAAATCTTTTCCATCATTAAAATAAAAACCAAGTGAAGTTCCAACTGCATAAATTAAATCTCTCGATAAACCTTCAGTTATTTTTTGTCGTCTATCATATATTTGTGGAATTTCGTTTATGTATGTCCAAATATTATCAAAATGTTCACCAGTCATATTAATAAAAGTAGTAAATGCAGAATTATTAGTATCATCCGTAATATGTTTAGGAATATTATTTATTAATCTATCACGATTTTCTCTATCCCATAAAGATGCTGAATTTATTTGTTCATTATACCAAGTTGTTGCCTTTGAAGATGTAACTGGATAAAGACTATATGGATTCTTTTTAGTACCAGAACCACCATCTTTTGGCCAGGCATTATCATAAAAAACTCCAATGGAACTTGAAATATAAGAAGAAGATTGAAAGTACATATAATTTTCAAATGGTGTAAATTCATTTTCTAATTTTCTAACTTTAGTTTTTAAACTAGCAGTGTATTCATATGTCATAGAACCCGAAATACCATGAAGAGAATTACTCTGACTATTATACAATTCTATCTTTTGTAACTTATATTTAAAGTTTTTTAATCTATCTTCAATAGAACTAAAATGAACAAAATTTTCCCATTGTCTGTAATCTACACCAGTAAGTTCTATACTTTCTAAAAAACTCCCACTTACTATTTCATTCTCTATAATTTCTTTTATATCTGTATCACTTGTAACTAAATCATCATAACTTTTAAATTTAGTATCTCGTGCCACAAAATAACTATCTGCTGCAGTTCCAGTATCCCATTTCGGATTTCTCAATACTACTGCATCTATATCCTCTTCTACAAAATCTACTAATTGAACTGTATCCGTATAAGATGGGGCCATTTCCCTTACAACATAAGTTAAATCTCCCTCTGTGATTGAATCTGGTAGTGGTTCATACAACTTATAAACTACTGAATGTGGATACTCTACAAAATTTATATCATCTCTTTGAAAATTAACTACAAGACTTGAGGCATCATTATCAAATTGTAAATAAGTGTATAAATCTTTTGGATTCTGTAACCAATTAATCCACCAATTTTCTTGTAGTGAGTTCCATGAACCAACATTACCTATTCTTGTTGATTGTGCTAACCAACTTTCTTCAACTCTTAATGTTGTTTCATTTACAACACCAGTTATCCTTGAAACATAATTTTCATAAACTGGATTTTGACTATCTCCACTTGTTGTATATTGTACATCTACATTACCAAAGTTAATCCATTCTCCAGGTGGATCTTTATAAACCCAAACATTTCCATCTTCATCAATTATTTGCTGTCCTACAAAATCTGGAGGTACTGGTAATCCATTTTCATCAAATCCATTTTGTCCCATATTTGCAGAACGATTTGCTGTCCTTGCTCCCTCTATATCTAACCCAAGTTTTGCAAAATTTTCACTATCCGATAAATCAGGATCAAAGTCTATATCTTTCCCATCTCTATTCTTCCGTAATAATAATGCCACACCACCTATTACACCAAGTGCTAATGCTCCAAGTGCTAATGCTGGTAATAATCCTTTAAGTTTATCAAATAATCCTGGTCCGTCTGGTGCTGAAGCTGAAGCTGCTGGTTTTTGTGGTCCACCAGCACCTGCTGCTGGTTCTACATCTACTCCCTCACCACAGGCACCCATTCGTGGAATTATCGTATGGTCATTACCACCCCAATATATGATTCGTTTATTCTTCATTAGAATGCTATCCCAACTTGGGCTGTTTTAGATTTATCATTATTCATTATAAAAGTTCTTGGATTGTTCTGCACTTGCGACGCCGTGTCTGGGAATGCCCAACCATTAAAGCCATATTCTGCAGATGGGTAAGAATCTACAACCACCTCAACCTCAACACTTGTACCTGCTTCAAATTCTTCGCTATAGTAATAAGAATTTACTGGCTGTCCATTTATCAACCAACTTGCGTCTAAATCTGTACCTTGTCCATCAGAGGTTGAATATGGTAAATCAACCGTTGATCCATCTATAACTGCTTCCAAAGTAAGTTCTAAAGTATACATCGTAGGGGAATCATCTGTTTCAGAGCTATCATCTGTATCACTATCATCAGTATCTTGTTCACCACCTTCATCATCTATGGTTTCATAACTTGGTAATATTAAAGTTCCATAATCAGCATCTGATATTTCATCGTTTAAATTTGGTGTACCCGTAGTAAAAGTTGTATTAGAAATATTAGGTCCTACTGGTATTGTATTGATTATAGAAGTTTTTAATTCAATATCATCTTCTGACTCTAATCCCGTTACCTCTCTGAACAGAGTCATATTGTAAGTACTTGTAACCCATCTTCTATATCCATTTTGAATATACCATCTTGTGGTTAGGGCTGCAGGTTCACCAGCTATTTTTTGTGGTGTCCCTTGAGCTGATGTATCACCATCCCACTTGATTATCTTTCCATCTAATGCAGATATACTTGGGGCTGCTTCTTCTTGTGCTTCAAATTCTTCTTCAACAGTAACTTCAGGTGTTGGAACAAATCCGTTAAGTTTACTACCTCTTAATCCAGGTCCGTCTTGTGGTACACCTGTATTTCTATACACATCAGTAACAACTTCTGTAAAATTTGGTGTCATTATAGTTACGACAGGATTGTAAGTTCCTTCGGTATCATATGTGTGATTGGCAAAAGGGGCATCTGTAACTTCTGTATGTCCACATCCAAAATCAAAATGATATCTGATACCAGGAGTTGTCAAATTTGGAATAGGTTGATATCCCTCAAAATCATGACCACCTAAAGTTTTAGTACTGACTTCATCTTTTATAACATATCTTACTGCCATAGGAAATCCAGCTTCCTTCAAATCATAGGCTTCAATATATGATGGTGGAATTGGATCTTCCAATGACCAATTTGGATTCTCAACTGTATCTGTTTGTTCAGTATATCCTAAAATAAATGCATCTTTAACTTCAAGTGTTCCACCCACATATTTATCATGAAATCCAGGATCAATATTTGCCTTAGAATCAAATTCAAACCCAAGTGTTGCTGCAGATTCGTATTTACCTACTCCAGTTACGGTATCACCACCAGGAGTTACATTCTTAATTGGTTTGTACATACCATATTCATTACCTAAATCAAAAAATTCTTCTTTATATTTATTTAGATTAATAAATTGTGGTGCCAATCTTACTTCTTTTCTATCGGCAGATATAGTATCAATAAAAAATTTATATTCTTTTATATCAAGTTCTTGAGCTGTACTCCCATCTACTGGAGGTTTTTCACCAACATATGCCTTTCCATCTTCATCTACATAAAAAGAACCCATTGGAACACCAGTAATTTGTGGATTACCACTATGTACTACACCAGATTCATCCCCTACGGTTTTAGTTAATATAACTTCATCTGCACCTGCAACTCTTCTATGAAAAAAATATTTTACCTTAAAATCACCACGAGTGAACCCAGCTCTTCTTAAATCATTACCAGGTTTTACCAATATCTTATCATCTTTATTCTCAAAATCTTCACTTGTTCCAGATTTCAAATATCTATCACTCATATCATAGACATGAAATTGTACAATATCCCTTACACTATTACCAAATGCTGGAGCATAAGGACCACCACTATTTCCAAGTATACCAGTACTTTCTTTCTTTAATAGTTTATAATCTTTTTCTTTTAATTGTGTAAGTTCTTGTGGCATATTATACAAGTTCCTTTATCTCTGTATCTAAAACTTTATCTTTTATTTCTCCACTATGATATAAAGGTGAATTCTTTTCAATGGAAATTTTTTGGTCTGGTCTTTCATAATTCAATCCCGTATCTGGATCCTCAAAAGCAAGAAATGTTCCAGCTTCATTTCGTAATGGTACTATTGGAGCAACATCCATTTTTCCATATTTATCGTCCCATATCTGTACGGTTTCACTAAAAGTTTCGGCTTGTTCTAATTTCTTTTGATATTCTACTCTATCTTGTTCATGTAATTTTTGCCAAAACTCATTTTTTTTTAATTCTTCTTTTGTATATGGCATTTTTTATCTCACAACTTTAAACGAATGTTTCTCATCAAAGAATTGTATTGTTTCATCTACCGTTCCACTACCACTAACAACCTTATATTCTATTCTATAAAATCTTTCTGCCTGTAATCCATTCATCCAAAAATTAAAATAATTTCCTGTTGAATCACAACTAATAACTGAACCACTTCCAAATGGAATAACAATATCCTCAGTATAGGCATCTTTAATTTGATAATATGTACTTCCACTCGGTAAATATTTTGCTGTAGTATATCCAGTTTGATATAAATCTGTTGATGAATATGACCTTTCAGGGAACATTTCTCTACCAACCAATCTAAATTTCACTTTAGAGTTCTCTTTATATTTTTCCCTTAGTCCTCTCATATAAATTGTCATATCTTCTAAGTTATCAGAAGTTAGTGCTGATAATGAACCCGTTGTCCACTTAGAATCATCCCAAACAACTTCTAACTTCGGTGGATATATTGTATGAGTTTCACTTGAAAAGAAACTAAAATTTCCATAATGTGTAGTGTTTCCTTCTTCCACATTTGAATTTTGATTACCTATACTACCACTTCTCTTTACCATAAACCCTTCATTTGCATATGAAGAACCACTATAAATCCAATTCTTCACAATACCAGTTACATCCATTCTAACATCTGCTGCTTCATGTGTAAATGATTGAGAAGCTTCTAAACTATATTGACCTGTTGAACCACTATACCAAGTTCCACCTGATGCAGAAACTTCATTCCATTGTGTTCTTGTGGTAGAATTATCTTTCCATTTCCAACCAGCTCCATCTTCAATAATAGGATTTGAATCTCGTTTTCCTGAACCATTTGTCCAAGATTGACTAACTGGATATGCATATAGATATTGAGATACATTTAATGCCTCAGAATTGGCATCATATAAATTTAAATAAAAAGTAGGATTTGTTATAATACCATCAACAATAGATTGTGAAATAGTAGTTAAATCAAATTTAACTAATGCTCTGGATATTTTAATTACTGTTCCAGCATCGTTCATATCCTTTCTAATCTCTAATATTTCATCGAGACTTGTATTTTGACTACCACTATCTTCATAGAGTGTAGTATCTTTTGTTGGGAACTCAAAATAATGCATTTATATTCTCCATTTAAAACATAACACCAACAGAATCACCAACTGCTCTTCCCTCTATGTCTGAATTAGGATATTTTAATTCAAATATAGATGGATCCAACGAAGGATAAACGATTCCATCTTTTGTTGCGTAATTTATATCATATACATTCCCAGAATATCCATCTGCTGTTTGCCATTTATTAGTAATTAATACAGGCTGATTATGTGGGTTATCTTCTGCAGGTGGAACAACTGCCCCTACACCATCTACTAATGATAACTGATATGCCAATTCTGCAATAATTATTGGTTGATTAATTTGCCATCTATCAGTATTAAAAAAGTCCTTGACCTTTTCAATACATCTCAAAGTAACTTCAGATTTATTAAATCCTTTTCTTGCTATAAATCCAAACTTCACTCCTATATTAATAATCCATGCATTTTTAATATTAATTGCATCGGTTACTACTCTATATTGACTAAGATATGTTTTTAAATTTTCTTTTACTGCCGTATTCAATTGAGTAAGTTTTTTATTTGCATCATATCCAAGTGTATAAAGATTTAATGCCATTGGATTTGGAAGTCTTTTAATAGATGATTGTATATCTTTAGTTTTAAGTTGGTCTAAATTTCTCTCATCTATAAATACATTTGAACCATTAGAAGTTTCCTTTTGCATAGATGGGATATTTAATTGTTCATCTTGTACTATGTATGCCTTTGCCACACCACCATATTTTGCATTCATAGCATAAGTTCGTGTTATGTAATCTTCTTTTGTTACAATTCTACCTTGTGCTTGAAAATATGCCAAAGCATTTTGTTTAATTTCTGTTACTGATTCTGATGATTTTCCACCAGTTGCTGGATATGGATTAGTTATTGCTACAGAATTTTGTGCAGTAGTAACTGCGTCTGAATCAAGTCCAGCAGTTTCTTGTGTAAAACTAACATCAGTTAAATTTGTTATACTATCTTGAGGTACATTATCCTCAGTTCCACCACCATAAGAATATTTTATTGTTAATGTTGTATTCGCTGGTGCCTGTCCATAAGCTTCTGTTTTTAGAAAATTTGCAGGATCAAAATATGTATCAAGTTTAGATGGACTTCCAGGTAAATTAGAACCAACTGAATTTGGGTTTGGTATAATTTCTTCATCTGGACTATCTGATATCCCCGAACCAAATCTTAATTCTGTTGAACCATCTTGTACAATATATGTAACAAATCGTCTTGGTGTCTTTTTTAATTTTAACAAATATGGTGATTGGTCACTATACTGACTCAAACTTGGATCATTAGCTGCAGTATTTTCTACATCTACATATGTCGTATCTTGTGCTAAATATGGAACTTCATACCACTTGTTACTATCACTATCTGTTACTGATATTATTTCTGTAACTCCTTTTTGTGCCAATTTTATTCTTGGGTATGATTCTGCCAAACCAAAATCAAAATATTCTGTAGCCATAGTTCCACTCTTAACCCTCACGGTTTTCTTCAATAGATAATATGATGGTACATTATTAGTTGCATCAACTTCATAAATATCTATCTCTAATGGATCAAATGAACTCGAATATTTAAAATTACAATCCTCTAAAGTTCTAAAAATAGTTCCGTTTGCAGCACTCATTAATGTACCTTCATTCACGGTTAATGCGTAATTCATATCTGGTTTAACTGCTGTACCAGTTCCAGTAGCAGGTACGGTTTGAAATACATCAACATTTGCAAAAGATGGTTGTGCTACTTTTGGTTTATATCCATAAACTTGTGCCATCTCATAGATTGTTTTTCTATCCTCTGCATAAGCTAACAACATTTCCTTAAATTGTGTGTCCACATAATAAGACAAAACATCACCTACATATGATGCCATTTCTATAAACATCATACCAGGAGAGGCTTCATTAAAGTCATTATATGTATTTGGATAATAAGTTTTTGCAAATTCCATTAAACTATTTCTAAAAGCACCAAAGTCTTTATTTAAATATCTAACATCTTTTTGGACTTTTTCCGACATTTTATTTCTCCCTATTCACCTGTAGCAAAATCTAATGTTATAGTTTCAAATACATCTGGATTTGATGTGAGACTAAATTCAATTTCAATAATCAGTTTATTTGGTTCTATATCATCTGGTTCTACATTCAATTTACTAACTATTACATGCGGTAACCATTCTGTCATGGATTCTGATATCTTTTCTGTAACAGATTCTATAAGTTGTTCACTCATAGGTTCAAACAAAGTCAAAAGTAAATCAGCACCAAATGTGGGTTGTCCTACTCTCTCACCTCTATTTGTCAATAATAAATTTCTAATATTACTACCTGTCTGTGAAAGTGTCGTAGAATGGCCTGGAAAAAATCCACTTCCCTCATCGTGATTCATTGGTAATTTCAAACCAATATTCACATCTGGGTCTAAATCCAAATCTAATGAACTTCTTGCTCTACCCATTTATTAACTCCACTAAGGACGAAAATTCGTCCCACCTTTTTTCTGGTCTATTGCTTTCAAAACTGCTGAATAATCTCTTGTTAATGCATTTTGAACATGGTCAGGAACTTGCTCAACTGAAACACCAGCTTTCTTTATAGAATCAACTGCTGCTATTTCTCGTTTCTTTTCCTTTACGGACTCCGTATCTCCTAAACCTGTTTCTCTTGCTAAAATTTGATTTATTTTACTACTATCAAAGACTCCACCACCCATAGTTTCATATCCACCATCTCCTTGTGGAACTCCACCAACGGTTTCATTCAGAACTTTATTAAGTGCCTCGTTTGATGTATATTGAACCTCTTTTTTTGGTTTCTGAACTTGTTTTGGTTTTGATGTAGGTGTTGAAACTAATTCGGAAAGTGAAGATGAATCATTATCTTTAATAAATATCTCATTCATCTGTTTTTTAACTTCCTTACGAACTACCAACTCGATTATTTTTATTAGTTCTTGTTTTTTCATTATAAACTCCTATTCTTATCTAATAAATATTTTGTTTTTATCTTTATACTAATTTTCCGACAACTGGCCC